ATCTGTAATCATTTTTCTCACAGCTTGTAGATTAAAATGTATAAATCTAAAAGGTTCTACACCATCATCTACCACATATTGATGTTCCATGTAAGCTGGAAAGAATATCATTGTACCTGGTTTTGGTCTGTAATGTATTTGATGTGTTCCAAGTGTAATTTCTTTTTCATTTTTTAATGGTAACTGTGTAATAAGTTTAGCTGGTCTTGGATCATGGAAAACAGGCATTGAAGTTTTTTCACTACATTTTAAAAAATAAAAACCAGATATATGGTTATCATAGTGTATATGACCTTCGTGATGCCCGCCGCCTTTTTCACCAAATTCCTGTACCCAGAATTCAGTCCAAAATAATTCATAGTTAGTTAAGTCATAACCCATATGATCTAAAACATTCCAACTAGTTGCTCCAATATAATCTTGTAATTCTTTTAAAGCAGGATCTCCAACTAATGATGTAGAATGATAACTCATTCCATGATCACCTACTTTTTTACCAAATTTCTTTTCTCGTTCTTTAATAATTTTTGCATTATTTTTTTTAGCATCTTTAATATATTTATCACAAACTTTATTTGCATCATCTACCCATTCTGGAATTTCTATAGAATAAACAGGTGAGCTAAAATAAACTGATGCTTGTAATTGATCTGTTTTTGCCATTATCTAAATGGATATCCAAGGTTCCAAATAACCAATGAATATCTTGTTCCTTTCGTTACGGGTTTAACTCTATGCCAAACGTGAGATGGAAATACTACAATTGAACCACGTGGAGCAATTTCAGCACACTTTTTCACAGTTGGTTTATCAGGATCCATGTTTCTAAAATCAAATTCTAATTCTCCACCTTCATAATCTTTAGGATCTGATAATGAACATGTAACAGATAATTTTCTAATTTTACCAAATGTATCTGAATTATCTTTATTTGCATAAGGAGTTTCCCATGAATCACAATGCCAATCATAAAATTGATTTAATTTATATTTTGTAAATTGACAAGACTCTGAAAAATCCCAATCAAAATTCCAACCTGCTAATCTATTTGCTTGATGTATAAATGGTTGAATTTCTTTATAGATCCAACGATCATTTAACCAAACAATATTTGAATCTCTTTTTTGTTTTAAATCTACTATATCTTTATCATCAAGTGGTTTACCTTTATTAATTTTTTCAGTTTGACCACCTGTTAAAGCTAATTGTTCTTGTTGTGAAATTCCATATTTAATTAATTCATCACAAAATCTAGGTGTAAGTGCACTTTGAAAATAGTAGTAGTAGTTATTCAGGTTCATTTCTAAATTCTATATATTATTTTCTATAGGATTTGTAAAGTGTAAATTAAGCTGTATAGCTTCCTGATGCATTAAATACAAGTATTGTATTAGAACCAGATGTTGTAACTGTTGGAGAACCAGTTGTTGTTCCTGAATAATTAGCAGTTGGTATGCTTAATATAATAACTCCTGAACCACCTGCACCACCTCTACCTCCACCTCCACCTCCAGTATTAGCTGTTCCAGAAGTTCCCGTACCACTACCACTTGTTCCACCTGCTCCACCACCACCTGTTCCTCCAGCTCCAGCAGGAACACCAAAAGATCCACCACCACCACCGCCAGCTCTTGTTACTGAAGAACCTGTTATTGAAGAAGCTAATCCATTTCCACCCGCACCACCATTTGTTGAACCATTATTCTGTGAACCAACAGATCCAGCTCCACCGCCACCTGCTGCTTCATTACCAGAACCTGACCATGCTCCACCAGCATTACCTTGACCAGATGTTGCAGTACCTCCAGCGGCTACACCTGAACCACCTCCACCGCCTCCACCAGAACCACCATTAGCACCAGCTTTAATTCCTCCAGCTTCACTTGAATTACCACCTCCACCTCCACCAACTGCAGCGGTGACTCCTGTAAGTGATGAATTAACACCATTATTTCTACCACCAGCTCCGCCAGCTCCTACTGTTGCTGTATATACACTTCCACTAGTCACAGTTAATGATCCTGTTAAATAACCACCAGCTCCTCCACCTCCTCCAGCAGTATTTTGTGAACCACCTGTTGCGCCACCACCACCACCTCCAGCTATAATTAAATAATCTATTGAATAAGGTGCCAACGGCCACGTTCCCTGTTTCCTGCTTCTAAATTGTGCACTCAACGGCCACGATCCACTGGCCTTGTTTAATTCTTTTACGATAACGATTCCTGAACCGCCGGCTCCGCCTGCTGTTGTACCTGCAGATCCACCACCTCCTCCACCAGTATTTGTTGTACCAGCAGTACCCGTTCCTGGAAAATTACCTCCTGCTCCTCCTCCACCTGTTCCTCCTGCTGCACCTGTAGGTCCTGATCCACCACCTCCACCTGCATAAACTCCTGAATTTGGAGTTCCTGGATAACAACCTGAAATATTTGAACCAGCTCCACCCGCTCCAGCTGCACTTGGAGTAGCAGTTCCACCTGAAGCACTTGATCCACCTCCTCCACCTGATCTATTTGCACTAGCAGTCGGAGTTCCTGCTCCACCTCCTCCTGGATTTCCTTGCGGAGGACTTACTGGTGGAGTGTTTCCTGCTCCTCCCGTTGCTGGAGTTGGTCCAGGTCCTGTATCTTCACCAGCTCCTCCTCCAGAACCTCCTGTTAAACCATTATTTGCTTTTTTTCCGCCACCACCTCCACCTGTAGACGTATAAGTAAGTGCAGAAGAATCAGTTCCACTAGTTCCAGCACTTCCTCCAGGAGTAGTACCAGGTCCTCCAGCACCTCCTCCTCCTATTGTAATTGGATATGCTGTTGCTCCACAAACTGGTATATTTGAAATATTTCTTAAACCACCTCCTCCGCCTCCTCCACTTGAAACGTTATCACCTGGTTCTCCACCACCACCTCCTCCACCACCAGCTACAACTGCAACATTGACTAATCTAGTTCCAGGTTGCGTGGTTAATGGGCTTGATGACGTTTTAGATGTGACAGTACATTTTCCAAACGATGTTGGATTAATTACTCCTATGATACCGCCATTGGGTGATCCCATGATCTTACTCCGTTTTTAAAATTCTTTAATTGCCTGTAGCAATCCAAGATGAAGTTTCAGGTGACCAAGCGAATGAATTATTTTGATCGTCTTTACCAATCCATCTTTGTCCAGCTTCATCCCAAGAAATAAAGTATCTTACATTATCTCCATAAGTTGTAACTGTTGGATATGCAACGGGTGCTTGCCAGTCGTCATTAGCATCGAGTGACCAGGATGCAAAAGGTTGAGGTGCAATGAATTTATTTTTTGTAGAATCAAACGTATAACCAATTCCAGCGTATTGTTTTCTGAAATTATTGTTATAAGAAGTTTGAACCCATCTTGATCCTGTTGTAAAAGGAACTATAGATTTAACTTTTTCTTCAGCTCCAACTGATTGATCACCACCGTTTGCGTTGACGTCATTATTGTCTATTACGACAACTCTTAATACTAAACCATAACTGTTTACTTCTGCAAAATGTGCCATATTTTTTAACTCCTATTTGTTATTATAATACAATTCTTTTTAAAATGAAAGTGCATAAATTTATGTTGTTAATGTTCCAGATACTGTAAATGTCGCTACTTTGCAACCTCCTGCTGGGGCTGGTAATGTAGTTACTGTATTTGTGCCTGGGGCTACGGATATTCCAGCATCTCCTGGTGCTCTTATAATAATTATTCCTGATCCACCATTTGCATTTGTTCCTCCTGGTCCTGCTGCTCCACCACCTCCTCCAGTATTGGCTGTTCCTGCTCCAGCTGTACCAGAATTTCCTACTCCCGCTCCTCCACCTCCTGGTCCTGCTGCTCCACCTGTAGCGTAAGATCCACCTCCTCCACCACCTGCGTAAGTTACTGGTGAACCTGAAATACTATTTGCAGAACCTGCTCCTCCTGCTCCTCCAGAAGAAGAACTACCATTTCCTCCTGTGCCTCCTGCTCCACCTCCCCCAGCTCCTCCGTAAGCTGGAGCAGATACTAATCCTGCTCCACCTGGATTTCCTTGCGGTGGACTTACTGGCGGGGTATTACCCGTTCCACCTGTTCCAGCTTGATCATTTCCACCCCCACCTCCGCCTGATCCTCCTGGAGCTCCTGCATGTGCACAAGGTGATGGAGTACAACCTCTTCCTCCTCCTCCTCCACCTGTTGATGTAATTGTTGAAAATACTGAAGGACTACCTGAAGGACCTTGCACTACAGCAGGTGATCTAGTTGCTCCTGCTCCAACTGTTATTGAATAACTTGTTCCAACTGTTAATGTTAATTTTGTTCCACCTGGAAATGAAGTACGATATCCACCAGCTCCACCACCACCTGCTGCATTTCTGGATCCAGATCCACCACCCGCTACTACTAAATAATCTACATCGAATGGAACACTTGGTGTCCACGTTCCTTGTTTCTTGAAATTGTATTGACATTGCAGTGACCAGACGCCGGATGCTACGTTGTAAGTTGGGTTAGCTGCAGTTTGTTTTACAATAATAATTCCTGATCCTCCTGCTCCTCCATTTCCATTTGGTCCTCCACCACCTCCTCCTCCACCTGTATTGGCAGTTCCTGCTGTTCCTGTAAGTGAAGCTGGAGCTGGTAAAGCTTTACCACCTGCACCACCTCCACCTGATCCGCCTGAACCAGGATTACATCCTTGTGAACCTCCACCTCCTCCACCGGCATAAGTTACTGGTGAATTTGTAATTGAATTTGCTGAACCTGCTCCTCCTGGTCCACCTTGTTGAGGACTAGCTCCTGCAGTTCCTACTCCACCTGCTCCACCTCCTCCTCCACCTGCTCTATTTCCAGGACTAGCAAAACCAGCTCCCCCTGAATTTCCTTGTGGTGGACTTGTTGGTGGACTATTTCCTGTTCCTGCTGCTCCTTGACTACAATAACCACTGCCTCCTCCACCTGAACCTCCATTACCACCGCATTCAGAGTTACCTCCTCCACCAAAACCGCCTCCTGTTGATGTAATACCTGCTGGTCCTGGATTAAAACTTGATGGATTTCCTTGTGGGCCTATTCCAGGACTTATACCAGTACCACCAGCTGCTCCAGCTCCAACTACTACTGGTACTGGACTTGATGGTATTGAAATTTTTGTTCCTCCAGGAAAAGATGTTCTATAACCACCAGCTCCTCCGCCTGCACCACACGCACCTCCACCGCCTCCTCCGCCAGCAACAACTAAATAATCTGCTTGACCTGGACCAAATCCTGGTGATGTATATGTTCCTGATGCTGTGAATGTGGTTGTAACGTCACCACGAGTTGGATCATTAACCGGTCCGATAATTCCGCCATTAGACATAGCCTGAACCCCCGATTAATTTATTTCTTCGTACGAAATAACTATTTCAAGGTCAGAGTTTGCACTTGCTCCACCTAAAATTGATTTATCTTCTTCTAAATAAAAAGATGAGTTTTTGTCAATTAGATTTAGTGTTGCATCTGCTGGTACGGAAATTGTGGAAGCTAAAGCATAAGATGTTCCACTCCCTGCTGCTGCAGTATTAATATCTACTGTAACATCAGCTGCATTAGTTCCATCTACGTTTGCAACCATGATTGAATTTATTTTAAAAACTTTTCCTGAAGCTGCAGAGTTTGCAAGCAGGACTGTTGTAAGAGTTGTTGTAAGAGCCGCGTAGGTTGTCTTACCTATTATCGTAGTTACGTTTACTATATTTGGTGCTGCCATATTTTATCTCCTTGTTTATATTATCCAAAAACTATTGCCATTGCAATAGCTTTTCCTGTTGAAAATGGTGTAACAAAGGATAGTTGAGCTGATCCATTTGTTTGAATTACTTGACCTGAAGTACCGTCTGCTGTGGGTAATGTAAACAAACTTATTGTTTTAAGCTCTGAATTTACATCCGTAATGTTAGTTCCATCAGAATATAGTAATTTTACACCTTTATCACCAGCTGCCCAAGTAGCACCAGTTCCTGAAGTTGTTTTAAATGTAACTGCATAAGATCCAGTTGTTGAATTTTTTACAGTATATACTTTTTCAGGAGCTGTTCCTGAACCTGAATCTGGAACAATTACGTTAACTGAAGATGTTAAAGTTCCAGTTAAATTTAAAACAGCGTTTTTACCGTTTGATAATAATCCGTTAGAAAATGTTAAAGTTGCGCCTGTGGTTGCATTTAATGCAACTGAATCATAACCAGCAATTGCTTGTTGTAAAATGTTTAAGTTTGTATTTGTAATATCTCCCCATAGACCAGCTTGTTCGCCAGTGACCATGAGTTCTAGTTTTAGGTCTGTAGAATAACTTGATACCATATCAATCCTATTTTATATTTATGCTGCCGTGTTAATTTCCGTCCAAGTCGCAGGAGTACCGGTATTAACAACTGTCCAAATTTGATTATTAATACTATTTAACGAAATAGTCAACGCATTTCCAGTAACATCTACAGGGGTATTTAATGTAATTGTAACTGAATTTAAAGCCATTGTTAATGGTAGTCCAACTACATCAACAGGGGTGTCTAATAAAACTGTTACTGAATTTAAAGAAGCTGTTAATTCTTGACCTGTAACATCAACAAAACCATCTTGGAAAATAGCAATATTTACACTATTTAAATTTGAAGTTAATTGTTGACCAGTGACTGCAACATCAGGTCCTGGATCTATATTTCCTAAAGTTGTAGTTAAAGTTGTTCCAATAACATCTACATTCGCGTTAGCTAATGCAGTTACTGAATTTAAATTTGCAGTTAATTGTTGACCTGTTAAAGAAGTGCTACCATCAATTATGATATCTACTACACCCTCTATTACAGTTTCTAATGGTGCAAGAACTGGAACTTGAACATTACCACCTGCTTCAATTCCGGCAACACCTTCTAAGGTTTTAATTAATTCTTCACCAGTTACAAGAACTGTTGGATTTTGAGTTGCAACTATAGTTACACTATTTAAATTAAGAGTGAGTTGTTGTCCTGTAACTTCAACTGGAATGTTTTCATCCCACGCACCTTGTCCCCAGGTGCCTCTACCCCAACCGTCAACTATAGCCATGGTAAACTCCTAATTATCCGGAGATTCTTAAAATAGCTGCTGATGTTGTATCTGCTGGGAATTGAACTGTGAATGTTCCAGCCGTTGCAGTTTTATCTCCACTAAAATCTAATACACAAACTACTGCATTTGCATTTGATGTATTATAAATCAAAGCTCCTGCTGCAGTTAAAGTAACACCTGTAAAAGATATGTCTGCAAAATCTATAAACGCAACACCACTTGAAACTAAAGGTGATATGTTTGTTAAAACTCCACCACCTGTTGTATACTGACCAGTATTTGCAACTTCATTTGTTGAAGTGTAAACAGATGTGTCTGAAGTAAAAGATGCTGCAGAAGTGTATAGAGCAAGTTTAAAAACATTCCCAGTTGCAGCTGTAAAATTATGACCAGCTTCTAGTAGTTGTTTTTTAAAACTATTTGCAATTGCATTTCCTGTAAACGCCATATTTATCTCCTAATTATTATCCTTGTTTTTGAATCTGAGGTGAACCTTCTTGGTATTCATCTCGTCTTCTTCTTCCCATTTGTTCAATAGAGAATCCTTGTAACGCTGATTGATACTTTTGTTCATAGAACTGAATCATATCAGCAGGACCCTTTAAAAAACCGTAAGCCTCAACAAGGCATGCATATAATAAACCAGAGGGAAATTGCTGACTTAAATATGTTGTCGAATTACTAGCAGATAAACCAGCCGGCTTCAAGGTATAATTTAACTGCATTGTATAATTACTATCTGGTGTAGGGGCTACAATTATTGTCTGTTCATTCCAATAACTAAAGTATTTTGGCAATCCTTGAGCTTGATTATTATTATATTCATTAATAAATCCAGTATCTCTATATTCTACTTGATAATATTCTCCTCCACTTAATATCTGACATTCTCTAATAATTAAGGTTTGATCAGTTAATAAAGGTGTACTTACATATTGTTGACCTGCAATAATAGAAGCTGTTGCATAGGCTCTATTATTATCAGAATCTACATCTCTTTGAATTCTCCATTCAGCATCTAATATAAATCCATTTACAATAGTTGCTGTAAACACATTTGAATCTACCTCTGTGTAATCTCTAATTTTTTGTACTAATTCTGTGTATGTCATATTAAGCCTGTAGTGTAACTGGACCTGCAGAGCATTGTGCTCCACCACCTGAAACATCTCCTGTTGTTGCTGTATCTGTACTCTGGAAATAGAAATAATTCAATGGATCTCCAACGATACCTGATGAATCTATTTTTCCAACTGTAATTGTAAAACCATTTGCATTTGAAATATCTGTAATACCATCAAATGAAGGAACATCCTCAAATGAAGTCTCGCGCGTGGGCGTGCCCGGAATTAATACTTCTGGTGGTCCTCTAAATCGTACAACATTGCCAGTTGCTCTTCCATGGTCTTCTGAATAAACATTGATGTAAGTATTTCCTGCATACTTAATTGTTGTAAATGGATTTGGATCTAATTCAATAATTACAGGAGGTTCTGTTCTATCAGGATGTGCATATTGTAATCCTTCAGGATCAGAGTTGTGAGGTTTAGGTTCAAGTTGTGGATGCTTTGGTTCATATTCAGTTATATGTACCCATGATCCATTCCATTCTTGTACCATTTCTTGATATGGAAATCTCTGACCAGAACGGTCTGA